CACATCTTCTTAATTAACCGTAACTATGCTCAACAGTTGCAAAGAGATCTAAAGAAGGTGATCAATGAGTAATAGTGAACTCAAACAAGCTGGTCACTATGCGCTAAAATCATTCTTCATTGTTAGAAGTAATGGTTCAAAAGTTGACATCAGTAAGATCATTCATAAGTTCAACATTGTTGAATCGATGTCGGCTGGTTGTGTGAGAGGCTCTGCTGTTGTTTATGACTCAAACGATTTAGTTACACGACTTCCTATTCGAGCTGAAGAATATATCGAGATTACGTACTCTGATTACTACGATAAAGAACTCGTTGAAACATACTTTCTCTACTCGATTACTGATGTAGGTTATGCGAGTGATGCAGAGAATATGATCAAATACACTCTCAACTTTGTATCACTTGGTAAGTTGTTTTCAGAAAACTTTCGAGTGTCAAAAGCATATCGTCCAAATGGTGGAAGCGGACTTATTAGCGATTACATTAAAGAGATCTTTGATGAATACTATGTAAGACCATTGTCAGATGCTAATCTACCCAAGAAAGAAATTGAAGTAGAATCAACGGTTGGTTCTCAATCATATGTGATTCCACGTATGACTCCAGAACAGGCTATGCATTTCTTTTCTCGTAAAGCTTTCTCAAGCAATAGCAAGAGTCAATCATTCCGTTTCTTTGAGAATAGAAATAAGTATTACTTCGCAACAAACGAATACATGACTGAGTATGTTTCAAAAGGTGGAGTAAGTTCAACTGTCGGTGTTGATCCTGGCATTGCGATGAGAATGGGCAAACAAGCTACAAGCATTCCTATCTTCCGTCGCAATTACGCAACTGATAAAACTGCTGATGGTCAAGAACTCGCAATGAGTCGATTCATTAACATTGACTTTGGTGTTAAAGCCGATACAATTGACGACATCAATAGCGGTGCTTATTATCGATCATCTTACGAGATTGATATGATCAATGGTACTCTGAATAAGTTCGATTACAATCACTTTGAATATAGTGAAGATGGTGTGTCATTTCCGCATGAACAATCGTTTGTTGATCAATATATCAATAAGCCAAAAGAGCGATTCATCATTAAAGACTATGCTTCTCCAGGTAATCCCGGTGGTTCTAATGTTCCGCCTGATAAAAACTATTCAACGCTTCACAATGTAAAGACATCTTACTTTTATCACTATCAAAAGAATAAGGTAAGTGCGACAATCTATGGTCGCAATACTCTCTTTGCTGGACTTGCTATAGATATAGAATTGACTAAACAAGCAGTCGGTGCTGATGCCACTGGCGATAAGAGAGATGATGAAAGAAGCGGAAGATATATCATTGAGTCAATTGAAAACTCGTTTGATGAAAACATCTTTACTCAGAAATTGATATTGTCGAGAAGTGGAATTGGCGCATGATTGGTGAAAATGGATTTGAAAGCCTAGTATGGTTCATGGGATTTGTCGAAGACAACGCAGATCCTCTGAATGGTCGTGTTCGTGTACGAGCGTTCGGGTTTCATCCACCAGTAAGTGATGGCACAGTTTTGACCGAGGATCTTCCTTGGGCTCACGTTGTCCGTGATAGTAAGTTCTCAAGCATTCCAGACTTAGGCGACATGGTCATCGGATTCTTCCTTGATGGAAGAGATGCGCAACATCCGGTTGTCCTTGGTACGATCAATAGTGCTAAGTTCTCAGCACCTTCTTCAGTGCCCGGGTATAATCCAGAGTCGTATAGTCCAGACGGCACTCCAGGTGCATCAGGTGAGGGTGCAGGCGGTACTGACCGTGCGAAGTATGCTTACCAATTCTTTATCAATCAGGGCTTCACGCCTGAGCAAGCTGCAGGTATCGTGGGTAACCTACAAGCAGAGTCTGGTGCAAACCTAGACAGTCTATACAATCCTGCGGGTGGAGGCACTGGCGCACGCGGAATCGCTCAATGGCGAGGATCGAGAACCCAGACTTTCTATCAGCGTTATGGCACATACCCTGACACTGCAACGCTTGACCAACAACTTGACTTCGTCATGTATGAATTCAATACGACTGAAGGCAAAGCCTATAACGCAGTGAAGAGTTCAGCGACTGCGGCCGATGCTGCAAATGCATTTGATAGTCTATTCGAACGTAGTGGTGGCGGAACGATTCAAAAGCGTGTTAACAACGCATCGTCTCTTCTTGAAGAATTGGCTGGCATTGAACCAGAACCATTCACTCAAGGAAGAAACCCTTACCTTGCTCCTTCTCAAGATGTTGTTAACAACTATGGAAACCCTGCACTTCCACCAGCAATTCATGGTGAGAACTTTGAATTCACTGCTGCATTACCGGCCACAGCCGCACGTAGAACCGGAACGACCGCGTCTGGCTCAGCAGTTGATGAACCAGGTGTTCCACTTCCAGGAGGTAAAGATACTTCTGTATGGGAAACTCGTTACGGTGGATCTTCAGTTGTTCTTTCCGGAAAAAACACAACCGATGAATACATTCACATCATTCATGCGAGTGGATCACGTGTAACTCTCGATGGTAATGGTAACGTCACTATCAAAGCGATGGGTAAACTACACTTAGGCTCTGAGAATAACATTGAAGAAAACGCCGATGGTTCAAAGGTTGGTATTTATCCAAAAGGATACACCGTTGAGATCACCGATGGAAAATGTAATATCACGTCAACAGGTGATATGAACCTTACTTCAAAGAGCAATCTTAACATTAACGTTGGTGGTAGTCTCGCGATCAACGTCGGTGAATCGATTGACATCGCCGGCGCTCGTGTTGCAATGACTGCAAAGGTCGATGCGCTTGATCTATTGGCTGCTAAAAAGGTTGCTTTACAATCTTCCGGCGGAGAAGTTAACATCAAAGGCAGTGGCCAAATTAAAATTGGTGGATCTGAGATTCACCTTAACTCTCCCGGCTCAGCTCCAGCCGCTGCAGTCGCATCTTCAATCGCATCTGCTGACGCTCCAGCAAAAGGTGTCGCATCTGACGACTCAGCTTCAGTTGACTCGACACCTGTAGGAATTTCCACCGACATGGCCGATGAGCCAAGTGTCGATTTTAGTAACGCAATGGGATGATAATCAATGTCATGTAATACATACGATGCACCATCATCTAAATATTCTCCAACAGCACTTACTGTTGAACAACTACGGTCTCAACTGTATTCATTCGATGACCTAATCAAAATTGAAAAGAATCCCGCATTGCAATATCCAGTGCAGGATTTGTCAGATGCGCTATATGCATCATTGACTCATTTCAATCTTGTTAACGCGAATGATTACCCATTGTTTGCTCAAAGATTAACTCAAGGTGAAATCCCAACTGCAGAGTACGCAGACTTTCTTACGAGTTCTGCATATACACCAACACAGGTCACAACTATCTTTAGCGGTGTAGCAGTTGCAACTGTTCCAATCTCAAGTTATTATGAACAACTTGAGTTCTACTACAATAGTAACTTCTCTAAGTCAATTAGTGGAGGATTCTGTTCTGCATTCACTGGTGCACTTGCTCAATTGAATCAACTCGTTTCTGCTGGGGTTGTTATCATCAATCAATTGAAGAATGGTGCTGCAGCGTTTATTGCGCAATTGAATTCAATCAAAGAGTTACTCTACAAAATCGTAGATGAACTGAAAGAAAAGATGTTGCAGATGGTCCAAAACGTTGTTGATCAGATTGCACAGATTAAGACGCAGATCATCAGTGTAATGAACTTCTTCAGTGAAAAGATAAGAAAAGCTAAAGAGTTCTTCAGTGATCTTAACATAGCGAATCTTAAAACGAAGATTGAAGAGATCATTGCAAAGATGGCTGGTGGATTTGAAGAGATCACACCTGAAGTAATCGCGTATCTACTCTTTAGGCTTTGCCAATTGTCAGAGATCATTAGTAACTTTATGCAATCGCCTGTCGATTCGCTCAAAGGATTGCTTGCTAACTTTGCTATTCAAGAACTCAGATTGTCAAACCTATCAAACACCGCACGAATGGGAAGTGTTGAAGCAGGTGGCTATCGCAGAGATCCATTCGACATCATCAGAGAACGTGAAGCAATGGCGAATCAAGTGAATTCCGGTTCACGGCCAGGCGTCTATGGTAAGTCCTTTATCACCAAGCCATTCACCGCAGAAGAGTTTGCGATGGTTCATGCACTCACTGAAAGTGGAAACCAATATCTCGAGTTTTCATCGTCAGTACTCAATCAGAATGATCCAATCGATGGCGCAGGATGGAAGAAGGTTGTACCAGACATTTACATCATCCTCTTCCGAATCGCTAAGCGAATGGGAAACAAGAGATTCGTAATCAATTCTGGATATAGAAGTCCTGGCTATAATGCTAGTTTAAGTGGCTCGGCAAAGAATAGTCTACACATGTCAGGCCTAGCATTAGATGTGAGTGTACGTAAATATGGTAACACCCCAGAGTTCAGAGATCTATTCATAGAATATGCTTCTCAAGAAGGAGCAGGTGGAATTGGTTCTTACCCAGACAGCGGATTCATTCACATTGACGTTGGACCTCGTCGTGCATGGGGACCAGACAATACTCGAGCAACAATTCCATCGACGGGCAATCAGCAAGCGTTGTATCTTCACATGGATGATAAGTTTCGTAATGGTGCCGGCATGCCTACGAATACTCGAACAACTGCTATCTAATCCATAAATAGCCAAAAAGGAATACGTCATGTTAACACCAACAACTCGTAGAAAGTCTGAAATCTATTCGGACTTCCATAAAGATATGACGCAAAGCCCGATCAACTTTGATCTTGCACGTAAGATCGATGAAGAAGCAGTAAAAGAATCGATTCGGAATCTTATTCTAACCGACCGCGGCGAAAGACTCTTTCAACCTGATATTGGTTCTGATGTTCGAAAGATGTTGTTTGAAAACATTACGAACGCGACAATTGAACTCATCAAAGATCTAATTAGTACTACTATTCGTAACTATGAACCAAGGGTGAATCTTATTGGTGTTGATGTACTTACGTCAATTGATTCGTTGCAAGTCGACGTCATCATCACGTTCAACATAATAAATAGACTTGAACCAGTTACATTCGTAATCACACTCGATAGGGCACGATAATGGCATCAAATACGCCGATCACAGAACTAGACTTCCTACAAGTCAAACAGAATCTTAAGACCTTCCTGTCGAGTCAAGACCGGTTCAAAGACTATGACTTTGAAGGTTCGAACATGAGTGTTCTTTTGGATGTGTTGGCTTACAACACGTTCCAGAATAACTTCTACACGAACATGGCTTTCGCCGAGATGTTCCTTGACTCAGCACAACTGAAAGAGTCGGTTGTTTCTCATGCGAAAGAACTCAACTATCTTCCACGTTCGCGTTCATCTGCTCGAGCGATTGTTGACGTAAAGTTGAACGTTGCAGACGCACCAGCGTTCGTAACGATTCCTTCGAAGACTCAGTTCAAAGCAGTTTGCGGAAACAAGACTTTCAACTTCTATAACACTGAGTCTGCAACGGTCTATCCATCGAATAGCGGCTACGTCTTCTATGGGCTTGAGATCTTTGAAGGTAACTATATCACAGAAGTATTCGTTGTCAATGGCAATCCTCGTCAACGATTCACTTTGTCAAACGATACAGTTGACACGAGCAGCATCAGAGTAACCGTAAAAGAAAACGTAGCGGATACAGCTACAGTTGAATACACCGTGAAGACTAACATCTTTGGTGTTGATGCTACAGATGAAGTCTACTACATCCAAGCAGCAGAGTCAGACAAATACGAGATTGCATTCGGCGGCGATCGCTTTGGTAAACAACCAGTCACTGGTAATGTGATCACTGTTGAATATCGTGTAAACTCTGGTGAAGAAGCAAATGGCATCACGAGTTACGCATCAGCATATGCGATCAATGGTTATCCAGCAGCAGTTTCACTTGTGTCAACTTCAAAGGGTGGTGCCGAAAGAGAATCGGTTGATTCAATCAAGTTCTTTGCACCAAAAGCAATTCAGGTTCAAGACCGTGCAGTTACTCAAAGCGATTACGAAATCATCCTTAAGAACGCGTTTCCTGAGATCAAATCAGTTCTTGCATATGGTGGTGAATTCGCAACACCTCCACAATATGGCAAAGTCATTGTGTCGATTCAACAACAAGAGAATCGCCCACTGACGACTTATGATGCGAATCGATACAGTACGTACATTGCACCAAAGGCACCCATTGGTATCTCACCTTTGATTCGTGCTGCCGAGTACATGCATGTTGAAGTTGACACTGTTGTTACGTACGATTCAGATAACTATACAAAGAGAGAACCAGATCTTCGTCAAAGCGTTTATGACTCGATACTCAACTACTCGAGTAGCAACCTTGAAGCGTTCAGAGCAAGCTTCATGTATTCGAAGTTTGTTTCAGCAATCGATGCGGCTGATGCTGCAGTTGTTTCAAACGAGACTTACACTCGTGCTATCATCGAAGTCGCTCCTCCTGTTGGTGTCTCAACGAACCTTAAGTTCTCATTCGAAAACGAGTTGAAGCCTAATGCTGACTCAGCACTCAGAGCAGTTCAATCGACAGTACCTAATCACCCATTCATTCCACTCTTGCAGATTGAAAAGATTAGTCGTCTTCGTGCAGCATTGACTTCATCACTGTTCACATATGCCGGAGTCCCAGCGTATATTCAGGATGATGCAACCGGCGCATTGAACATCATTAACGTGAGCACTACTGGTAAGATCATGTATCTTAAGAGAAACATTGGTACAGTTGACTATGATACTGGAGAGGTGATTATCACCGGTCTAGTTGTTGATTCATACACCAATGGCAAAATTAAGATGTATGCTGTAACTGACACTGGTAACATTATATCGCCAAAGACAAGAATCATTACCATTCGTCCTGAAGATACAAAGATAACGATGATTAAGAAATGACACTTGATATCACACATAACATCTCTCAGTTAATTGCTTCGCAATTCCCCGCAATCTATCGCGAAGAAGGGGATAACATAATTGCGTTCCTTCAAGCGTACTATGAGTTTCTCGAATCAGATCCCAAGTATGCAATCAATCGCAACAGAGATATGTTTGATTCTACAGATATCGATGAAGCACTTGATGAATTCATAATCCATTTTAAGAAGAAGTATCTTGCAGATTTTCCATATCTTAGCAGTTCAGATACGAGATTCTTAGTCAAGCATATCATTGATGAGTATCGTGCTAAAGGCTCTGAACAATCGCTTAAGTTGTTCATGAAACTGGCATTTGGTGAAGACATTGAAGTCTATTACCCAAGTAGTGATATCTTTAAACTATCAGACTCAAAGTGGGTTGAGCCAAAGTATGTTGAAGTAACGCCTTCACTTAAGACTGCTTCATTTCTTGGCCAAAGGGTCTACTCAGATCGATTCAATGCGTCAGGTGTTGTAGAAAATATCATCACAAAAAGAGTGAATGGTAAAATCTTTGATGTAGTCTACCTATCAGATATCATTGGTCAATTCAACACCGGCGATACTCTTACTGTCGATGGCAACATTGAAGATTCACCTATTGTGGCTGGTTCATTGACAAGTGTTGACATCTCTTATGGTGGTGCTAATTTTAAGATTGGTGATCTTCTTGACGTTTGGTCTGACAATGGAAAAGATGGCGTAGTTAAAGTTCAAGAGATCTTTAGCCAAACTGAGACAGTGTCTTTTAATATCGTTGATGGCGGGTATGGTTACACCTTAAATGGCAACACTCAAATATATGTTGCAAACTCAGTGGTCTTCGTTGATAACACGTCATTACAGTTCAATCACTTTGATCCAGTAATTCAGGTAATTCAATGGCTATATGCAAATACTGCTAACGTATCACTTGGTGCCAATGTTGTATCAACGAGCAACACGTCAGTGTATGGAACAGTTGTTGATAAGACCGGTACGTACTTTAAGGTTAATACTCGAGTTGGAACGTTTGTTGGAACACCATCTGTTAACGTAAATGGTGTAGGTCCTCTTACTATTACATCTGTTGTTAACGCTAATACTGAAGGCAGACTACTAGCACAATCGTTTGACCGCGTCGGTGTCTGGAGAAACTCCACAAACGCTACACAGTTTTATGAGAGCGTAAGTAACACTAATAACGCTTATGTATTAATCAACGGTGTTGAAAAGAAGATCAACAGCGTTGCTGCAGGATCTGGTGCTGGATTCCAAGTTGGTACATTGTCTGATACTCAAACTGTATCAGTTGTGACTGACCTCGTTGGTAACTACACTGCGGTTCCATTAAATTCAACTAACTATGGATTCCAAGTAACAAACACCGACATTAACAGTGTTCTTTCAACTGCACTAAATTCAACAAACCTCGATATTGGTACGATTCAAACATTGAAGAGTATTAACCCTGGTACATTGTATGATGCAAGCGTGTATATCTACATTGAAACACCTGTTATTGATAGTCATGATTATAGAGATTACGTAATCACTATCACTTCACCAATCACCGGTTCATTCTCTGTAGGTGATAAAGTTAATCAATCCGGTACAGTCTTTGGTCGTGTTAAAAGCGTGAATGGTACAACCCTCACAATTCGTAACCTTACATTCGGAAGCTTCCTTACTGCAAACAGCACCTTGCTTGTTGGGCCGCAGGGATCGGCGTTGATTGGTACGGTTGCACAGGATTATACTGCAAATACAATGGGCACAAATGCGTATGTTTCTTCAGACGTTTTTGGTGATCCAGGAACTGTTGCAAGACTTAAGATTGTATCATCTGGCATTGGATACGTAGATGAAGAATCAGTCATGATGACTCATCGCGCGACTACAAATGTGAATCCAATTGCATTGACTGGTACTGCAAGACTCGGCACAAGTGGAAAGCAACTCGGTTATTGGGAAACTAAAACTTCTCACATAAACGAGGTAGATGTCCGTATACGTGACAATAAATACTATCAAGAATACTCATATGATGTTATTGCCGCGCAATCCTTTGATAAGTATGAAAAAGCTGTACGTAGCATATTACACGTAGCAGGTACTGCACTATTTGGATCTGTTGCTAAGTCTTCAAACATAGCATTAGATATCAATGTGAATAGTTCGATTGTTAAGACTGTACTAACAGCATCATACTTGACATCTTCGAATGGTGACTTTATCATAACGGGAAGCACGGGACTGAACATCGTTGTTCAAACAGAGGTTGAAGTTTAATGGCCAATACTACAATTAGAGCACTGACTACGCTAAGTGGAGCGAACATTGCAGATGCGGACCTTTTCATTCTGCACGATTTTAGTGCAAACACGGAAGTAAGTGTTACACCAGTTGCTCTTGCATCTGCGCTGAATCAAAGAATTGGCGCGGTTGGATCAGCAAATGGTATCTCTATCGTTGCGAGTAGTACGAACACTGCGTTGAGTATCACTCAGACTGGCACTGGTAACGCCTTCCTTGTTGAAGACTCGGCCTCAGTTGATTCGACTCCATTCGTAATCAAAGGCGATGGTCTTGTCGGCATTGGTACAACTGCTCCTACTAATGCATTGCATGTGGTCACGAGCGGTGTTGCATCAGGTATTACACTTGAAAATACTGACGCCGGAGCGACTGTTGCACCACGATTAACTCTTTATCGCAATAGTATTTCACCTGCGAATAGCGATATAATGGGTTCAATATTCTTCACTGGTAACTCTACTACAGCTAATAACGTATTGTATGCGCGTATTAACACGGTTATTGATGACGTAACAACCGGCTCAGAGAATGGCAGAATCACAATTGATACCGTTCGTGACGGTGTTGCGGTTAACGCGATGACGATTGGTTCAAATGGTCGAATTAGAATCGGTCCAGCCACAGCTGAACCAAC